TGGAGTGGAGCTATGAACAAGCAGCATCTCTTTGACGAAATGATCCGTGAGATATGGAGTAATGCGGCGGTACGTCAGTACCTTCGCACTTATTACATTCCTCACGGTCTTCCTATTCATGACTGGATTTCATCCAGCTCTGAGAAGGAAGTCATTCGTTGGGTAGCTGCTGCCTTATCGGAGCTCTATCCTAACGGGTGATAATTAGGTCTCTCTCATTAGCCTTGGCTAATGTGGTGAGACGAAAGTCTCACCAACCAATCGACGAGGCATTGTTATGTACTACCTTAACAAGAAGGTACCCTTAGTTAGTTATCGATATGTAAGAACTCGTGTCTCTAGGTTTGACACTAATGAAACCCTAAGCGATAATACGTCCGTTACAAAAATCTCCCCTTCAGTGGGGGATTATGCAACGGACACTCGCTCAGGAGTTTCTGTGCCAGACTACAAGGCACGAATTGCTCGCAAACTCGATGCTTCCTCTGGGTACGCCATTGTTAAGCAAGAGTACAACCCGTCTGAGGGATCAACTACGTGTTCGTACGTGGATTTTTCCAATCGTACGAAAACGGAGACTTGGAGTTGGGGCGCTTTGGCATATTTGCCATCGGTTGCAACTTCTAGTTCCCTTTACGATGCCGCGTTGGATGCGAAAGCGTGTACCTCTTTCCTTTGCAATCTTGCCAACAAGCAGCGCACCTTTACTGGTGGGGTGTTTGCTGGTGAGTTGCGGGAAACGATACATTCAATCAGGCATCCATTGCAGGGTCTTTATAATGGCTTCTGGTCATACCTTAAGGCAATGCGAAGACGCAAAGCCACTGGTAGACAAGCTCTTGCCATTATGAACAGGGCTGCTGCAAACACTTGGCTGGAGTTCCAGTACGGCTGGAGACCTTTAGTGATGGATCTGAAAGGCGCCATGCAGGCGCTTGCGGATTTTAACTATAGATCTCCGGTCGAGCGTATCAGTGGTTTTGCGAAGGCTGAGTATGCCCTTCAGGGCTCGCAGACTTCGTTTGCTGCTGATACTTATCTTACCTATACGTGGAAACCTCTTTCAAAGCAGGAGACTACGGTTAGGTATACTGGAGGGATGAACGCCCTATGCGATGGTGTGGGCGCAGTGACTCAACACTTTGGTGTTGATCTCGCTTCGTTCGTGCCTACCGTGTGGGAACTACTTCCTTATTCCTTTCTGGTTGACTATTTTGTCAACGTTGGGGATATCTTAAATGCGTGTAGCGCCAATACTTCCCAGCTTTATTACTGCGACAAATCCATTGCAGTTCATAATCAAACGATTATGAGCAATGTCGTTGCCGTGGATAATCTAGCTTCAGGGACTTATAGCGTCAAGCGTTTACAGGCTAGTGGTTCGATTGGTTCACCGGCTAGTTCTTACGTTGCCTATAATCGTTCAATTGTATCGCCAGGGTCATTAGCGCCTTCATTAAGGTTCTATGTTCCTGGTGATTACTCTTTGAGGTGGGCCAATATGGCCGCACTGATTATGCAAGGTAAGGCTGTGTCCAATTTCTTAACCCATTAACGGAAGACATAAACATGTCACTTGCGATTCCTGGCTCCATCACTGGTGGGGCTCAGACTGGCTTTACCACTCCGGGGTATACTACCACGGCTGATAAGGCTCCCGACGTGAATATGAACCAGTCCGCTGTCACTGCCCTTACGGGCACACAGACGGGGGTTCGTTCTCACGCCGTTTCGGATCCCTTTACCATCACGGTTATTAAGCCGAAGAATGTTCGCATTCTTCCAAGCCCAAACCCCGTTACCGGTAAGTATGGTCCTGTGCCGAGTAATCGGTACCAGGTCCTGATCCGTAAAGGTGCGAATTTCGCCGCTAATAATGCTCCGGCTGTCTGCATGATCCGTCTCCTTATGGACGTTCCTGCAGGCGCCGATGCTTATGATGCGGCGAACATTCGTGGTGCTGTTTCCTGTCTCGTCGGATTCCTTAATGGAGTCTCGGCGGGATGTGGCGACACGCTGACTACGGGCATTCTGTAGTCCATTGCTGACAATCCTTTCTTAGGATGACTAACATGGACTATAGGCGCCTTGTGAAGGCAGGGGTAATCCTCATTCTCGGCATCTTCTTGGGGAAACCCATTGTAGAAGCCGTGGATGGGGCTATCACTGTCTATCAGATGTCGGGTCAAGCTACCACCCAGCAGGTTGCAAAACCTGTTGAGTAGGCGAGACAACGACTCATAGTTAGCGATTGCACCGTAAACACCTACTTGGAGACTTTAGTGGCTAAATTCCAGCCCGATGTTCTTTACAAGTGTCTGCGTCTAGATTTGGAGCCCGAGTTGGTTGGTCTCGAGTCCTTGATCGGACTCGGGATCTACCCTCCCGGGCTCTCTGTCCAGCAGCGTTCTGCCTTAAGCATCAGCAACTCTATACTGAAGAAATATTCAGGATCAGTAGCTGCGGATGCGAATGACAAAGCGCTTGCCAAGTTCGTTGCATCAAATGTTCGATGCAGCGAATGGACACTGCGTCTCTGTACATCTCTGGATGAGGAGTTGTGGTATGGCCTTAAATCGGCTATCTATGACTTCCTCACCCCGGAGGGGTACGAGATTGACTTCAGCCCCTGCGCTATCGTAAATGACGGTAGTGTAGGTCCCGGAGCCAGCTTAGCGAGCAGAGGAAATGACTTCTATACGAAGTTATTTGACGGCCCGTTAAGTAGCACTAGTCTAGAGCTATACAATGTGTATAGCCGCAATGCTTCCCAGTCCCCAACTTGGGACCGTGCTGAAAAGGCACGCTCTTCCAAGTACGTGGGATGCACATTGCGTTCAGGCAATCGTCTGAGCTTTGTTCCGAAAACGACCGATATTTCTCGCGTTATTTGCACCGAACCGGTACTCAATATGTGGTACCAAATGGGTGTGAAACGCAGATTGGAGGATCGGTTGGGTTCAAAGCTAGGTATCCACCTAGCTACTCAACCCTACTTCAATCGAAGTATCGCTCGGCTTGGTTCAAATGGTTGGGGTTTCTCAACCATTGATCTAGAATCTGCTTCAGATTCTATGTCTTTGCATATGTTACGTGAGCTTCTACCTACTTCGGTCTTTCGGGACCTTAGTAAATATAGAAGTCCAACTGTAACATTGCCGGACCAAACCGAGATGCAGCTTAGTATGTTCAGTAGCATGGGCAACGCTTTTACGTTCCCACTGCAAACTGTTCTATTTAGTTGCATCGTTTGCTCTGTATACCGCTTTCTCGGTATCCCTATCGAGAAGAACCGTCGCTTGAGAAATTTATTTTCAGGTAACGGTGGTACTTGTCACGGAAACTTTGGTGTCTTTGGAGACGATATAGCCTGTCGCTGTGAAGCGACTCGCTATGTTATTCGCCTTTTAGACATCTGTGGTTTTCGCGTCAATGAGAGCAAGTCCTTCTGGGAAGGACCGTTTAGAGAGTCGTGCGGCGGAGACTACTACTACGGACGGAATGTCCGCGGCGTGTATATCCGAGGAAACGAACCGCATCAACTCATATCCTCACTAAACCAACTTGTTGAATTCTCAGCGAGGACTGGTGTTGCCCTTCCGGCCACATGCGCCTACTTGCGCGCATGCAGCTCTGAAAGGCTTAACCAAGTTCCTCGTTGGGAAAACGATGATGCTGGTTGGAAGGTTCCAGAAAGCTACATCAAGAAATCAGGTACCAAATCCGGTATCTACGCTTATAACGCGTGGGTACCTAAGAGTAAGTATCTGACAATCGATGATAGCTGTATATGGGTTCCGCATGGTTACAAGCAGAGATGCTTTAACTATGATGGGCTCATATTATCCTTCCTTAGTGGGTCGGTTAACTCCATGCGTATCTCTGTCAGGCATGACAGGGTTACTTACAGGAGGAAGCGTCGATTAGCACCGAACTGGTATAATACCACGTCGGCGCTGATTGAGACGACCCGCAGCTATCTAAATAGCGAGCGGGCCGACTGGAAGCGGTGGGAAACCGCTTTCTACATGTGCCTATAAGGCTTGTGTAGATCCCGGGGGTGAGAT